CTTAGGGACGAAATCACCCGCTTTTCCACTGGAGTAGATAAAGCCACCGCGCTCGCGGTTCGGGATTTGGAGAAGTTCTGGTGGCTGCTTGACTTTGATACTCCAGCGCAGGCGCGCGAAGCCGTATTGGACTTTGTGCCCAAGTTGGTGTCTGTGTATGGGGATGTGGCTGGTGCGGCTGCTTTGCAGTGGTATGAGGAGCTGCGTGCTAAGGCTTCGCGCAAGCTTCCTGAGTACACGCCGACGATTTCTCCGGGTGTGCCCGAAGAGGATATTCGCAGTGTGGTGCGCGCTCACGCAGGAGCCTTTTGGGAGGGTGATCCTTGGGGTGCGTTGGAGGCTGTGAAGAAGGGCGTGGATACATGGGTGAAGTATTCGGGGCGTGACACAATTGCTCGGAACGTGAAGCTGGATCCGGCTAAGCCTAGGTTCGCTCGTGTTCCGTCTGGTAAGACGTGTGCGTTTTGTTCCATGCTTGCCTCACGCGGCTGGGTGTACCACAGTGAAGAAACTGCTGGCGCCGTGTCAAAGTTCCACGCTCATTGTGATTGCCAGATCGTGCCCTCTTGGGAGCACAAAGATGCTCATGTGCGGGGGTTTGATCCTGATGCCGACTATGAGCGGTACCGCGCTGCTAGAGCTCAGGTTAAATCTGAGGGCGAGGATCCTAACGACATTAACCAGGTCGCGGCCCGGGCTCGTCTCATGTTCCCGTCGTATTACAAGGACGGAATCGGAGAGGGTGGCCGCAGTTCTGGGAGTGGGCGTGGGCGAACGCTAGGTGCTGTAGATAAGGGTGGGCGTCGCCTGAAATTACGTCGAGTGCGAGACGGTCGCATGGGCGATGGAACGGTCTCTCTTTCCCAGTGGGATTCGTACTGTAATCAGGTGATAGAACGCTGGAATGCTGACTCGGCGTTACGTAAGTCTGGGGCGGCGGTTCCGCCTCGTGATCCCGCGCAACTTCCGGCAGCTTGGCGTAAACGTGAGGACATCCTCTTAAATGATCTGACCTACAATCACGTGCTCTACGGTTCGAAAGGGCCAGGAAGAGAAGCACCTAAGGGCGGTCACTTCAGCGGGTATGGATGGGTACATTCTTGTCCAGAGTTCCCACCTTCCTGGTCGCCAGACGAGGTGCTTAAAGCCTTGGATCATGTGCTTATTTCTGCATGGGATCAGGAAGGTACTGGGAAATTCTTCGCGACATATAGGGATGTTGAGGTTGAAGTGTTTATCGTGAAGCGTAAGAGCGGATTTCGCATTGCATCCTTCTACCCGAAAACACGTTGAAATGCTAGAATAGCTGTATGGATTACTGGGAGAAATGGCAAGAGGAAGGCCGCCGTGCAGAACGTTTAGCTGCACGGCTCATGGCGCTTCTCTCAGGTCTTTCTCTGATTCCTGAGCAGGAACGTAGAACTCTCGAAGAGCTTCCCGATGTTGTTGAACAAGCGGGAACATGGGTCGCCATTTCCCAGTGTGTCTACCTGTTTGGCCTCTATGGTGATTACCTGCTTGCTGATGACCTTATGACAGAAATTGCCTGGGCGTATGAACAAACCGAAGGTGATGACCGAGAAGAGTATGAGGATCTTCTGAAGTCTCAGGAAGCTATCCGCGCAAGGACAGCAGCCTAGCCCCCTCGTCTGTTCGTCGCATTTAGTTTTACCCCGCCGCCCCCCTTGTGGGTTGCGGGGTTTTCTCATGCCCCGGAATGTGGGGGTGTGCCCCCACGCGAGGGTTTCGCGGAAAACACCATCACTACCCCTACCTGTGGGGGAAGGAGGGACACACGTGTCCGAAAGCGCCAACGCGGCCGCAGAGGCCGCCAAGGAAAACACCGGCAGCGAGGACTTTACCCCGATCACCAGCCAGGCGGACCTGGACAAGATCGTGGGCGCTCGCCTGGCACGGGAAAAGCAAAAGTACGCGGACTATGAGACTCTTCGGGAGAAGGCAGCTAAGGCCGACAAAGACGCTGCTGAACTCGCTCAGGCTCGCGCGAAGATCGCGGACTACGAGGCCAAAGCCCAACACGATACGTGGGTGCGTGAAGCGGCCTTGGAATACGAGGTGCCTGAAAACCTCCTGCGAGGAGACACCCTGGAGGACCTCAAAGCCCATGCCGCCTCCTTGCAGGCGGCGTTGAACAAGGCCGCTCCGAAGGTCCCCGTTCTGCCCGATCAGGGCAAGGCACCTGACAGTTCTCTCAGCGAGCTACAAAAGGCAGCTCGCCAGTTGTTCAACCGCGACTAACCGGTCGCGGTTTTCTTATACCCCCCTGATGAAAGGAGCCAATCGTGGCTATTTTCAATTCCACCAACGCGCAGGTGCTCATGCCCCGCGAGATCGCAGATGGAATGGTGAAGAAGACCCAGTCTCTTTCCACCGTCGCCAAGCTCTCCGGAGCCTCCCCCATGCGCTTCGGCAAGACCGACATCCTCGTCTTCGATGACCTGCCTAAGGCGCAGTTCGTCGAAGAAGGAGCCGATAAGGGTTCCACCACCGGCACTTTCCGCTCTGTCACTGCCGTCCCCCACAAGGCGCAGGTTACGATGCGCTTCAACCAGGAGGTCATGTGGGCTGATGAGGATTACCAGCTGGAAATCCTCAACACCCTTGCTGAGGCTGGTCAGAACGCGCTTTCTCGCGCCCTTGACCTGGGCATCTATCACCGCATTAACCCTCTGAACGGTACCGCGATCACCACGTGGACCAACTACATCTCCGCGACCACGCTCGCCGTGGAAATGACGGGAAAGACCGCTGATCCTGATGTTGCGTTCCGCGCTGCCGTCGGTAAGGTCATCGAGTCTCCGATGGGCGTGCAGGTCACCGGCGCGGCCTTTGACCCGAAGTTCGGGTGGGCGCTGTCTGACCTGAAGGCCAAGGACGGGACTGGTGAAACCTCCCAGCTTCGCTACCCGAACCTTGGTTTCGGCACCGACATCGAAAACTTCATGGGTATTCCCGTGGCCATGGGCAACACCGTTTCCGGTACGCCCGAGGCTACCGACACGAAGATCCGTGCGATTGTCGGCGACTTCCAGAACGGTATCCGCTGGGGCGTTCAGCGCGAGCTTCCCGTCGAACTCATCCAGTTCGGCGACCCGGACGGCCAGGGTGACCTGAAGCGCAAGAACCAGGTGGCTCTGCGCCTGGAAATCGTCTACGGCTGGTACGCATTCGTGGACCGCTTCGCCGTGGTCAAGGAAAAGACCGCCTGACACCTCCCCGTAGCGGAGTCATAGGGGGCTTACCCAGCAGACCTCTCACCTCATGGTTGAGGAAAGCAGGGTAAGCCCCCTTGTCCAGGCACAAGCAAGGAGGGAGGAAAAGGTGAGTCCAATACCTACACCCTGGGCAACATACCAGGATCTAGAACAGCGCTGGCGCGGTCTAACAGCCGTCGAGCAAGAACGAGCCACCGTTCTCATTGAGGACGCTCAAAGCCTCATCAAAGACGAGTGCGCCGGGTGGGAACAAGCCAGTGCCGAAACTCTGCGGCGCGTGGTGTGCGCCATCGTCAAACGCGCCATGAACTCCCCTCTGGGGGACGACGCCCTTGCAGGAGCCTCCAGCACCAGCATGACCGCAGGGCCCTTCACTCAGCAAGTGTCCTTCTCAAACCCCGGCGGGGACCTCTACTTGACCAAGGCGGAAAAGCGCAGCGTCAACGGACGCAGGGGCGCGGCGTTTGAGATCAACCTCCTCAAAGGAGGCGGCGATGCTTAAAGGCAGCCGGATCGAAATCCACAGCCCCATCGAAACAGGCACGGACACGTTCAACATTCCCACCACAAAATGGGGGTTAGAAGCCGTCCTAGGTGACGTACTCGCAGCCCCTGCTTCAACGCAGGACGTGGAAGGCACGATCCGTCCCAACGGGGATGAGATCACCATGGATTTCTACATCCCAAAGACCTACACAGCCTCGCTTCGAGGCCGACAAATCCACCATCAAGGCAACATCTACGAGGTAATCGGCGACCCACAGCCCTACCCCGAAGAGAACACCCCAACCAGGTGGAACCGCGTGGTCCACGCACGAAAGATCGAGGGGTGAACACCTCATCATGTCCGACATAAAAATCGAACTAGATTTCGCCGCAATGGCAGCCCTCACCAAACCACTAGTCGAACAGTCCGTAGAGAAGATCGCCTCCGCCGCCGGAACCGGCTTCGTAGGGGACGTGCGAATCGGAAAGAAAGGGCGTCCCGTTGGAGTTGTCCGAGCTGACTCGTATCAAGCCAGGCGTCGCAACGCCAAGGAAAACACCCTGCTGAAGAGTATGGGAGCGGGCAGTGTCTGAAGCCTTTCTCATACGTGCACTTGCGGACTGTGCGGAGTTGGTGGGGGTCGGAGTTTACGGGAATATCCCGGGAACGCGCCCAGAACGGTTTGTGACGGTTGAGCGTACCGGCGGACAGG